AGGGATGACCAGCAGAAAACTGTTCGCCTCCCTGCTTCCGGTGCGGTCTACACTCTGGACTTTCTTGAAGTCGAAGAACGCCCCAGTGATCACCTTCTTTGAGATGGTCCCTGAAGCGTTGTGATAGATCGTGACCATTTGGTTGCATTTCGAATAATCGACCGGGTCTTTTGGTCTTACCGATAACATCTTCTGCGCACTCCTTTATAGATGTCATAATAGGCACGCAGACAATCAAGGAACTCGGCATCCTGCGCCGCTTTGCTCGTGTCCACCGCCACGCCTCCGGAAGAGGAAGACACACTGCCTATGGAAGATGACGTGAAGAGCCCGCCGCCTGCGGCAGTCTCAAAGTAGTTCACGGCGTCAGCAAGTGCGCAAATCGCCATGCTCTCCGAATCGTCAGATACCGGAGTCAGGGTATAAATGCGCTGGATCATTGCAAGCTTCTCGGACGCTCTCTTTTCAAGGCGTTCCCAGTCTGCCTGCGCTATGCTGTCTCCATTAAAGTTGTCAGTGTAAAAAGAGTACGTAACCATGTCTTATCCCTTCTTCTTGGGCTTCTTCTTTTCTTCAGGCTTTTCAGCCTCGATCATTCCGACCCTGACCATATCGCACCTCTTTAGTTGGTGCTGTAATGGCAGTAGATACCGGCCTTCTTGTTGTCAAGGACCTTGTTGATACCGACGAAGCGGTAGCCGAACTTATACGCATCGGCGTCCTGATTCTGCTCCGGGGTCACGATCTTCGGTGCAACGTGCTTGGGGATCTGAAGGACTGCGCTCTTTGCAACAGCAAGGAAGTTGATGTTCTTGCCGTTGGTAGCGTCCTTGATGTATCCGCCTGCGGTCTCGCCGCTGGAAGTGCCGTCGTACAGGTCAATAACGGTGTACATTCTGGTCTGCGGAACGACGATGATGTCTGCGAACCTGTCCATGACCTCACGGGACTTGGTGGTGTCCAGATCGTCGATAAGGCCCTTGATGGTCGGAGTTACGAACAGGTATCTGTCTTCCTCGGATACCTCGCCGTTGTCCATTGCGTCTACTGCTACACGGATAGCGGCAATAGCGGCGGCTCCGGTGGTCAGTGCGGCACTGGTAGAACCGATACCGGCGGTGCCTGCATACTTGGCGATACGGTAAGCGTCCAGCTCAGGGTCTACCTGAGTGCGGATGTACTCGCCTGCGATGTTGCCCAGAATGGTGTTGAAGGTGTCCTCGTTGTCTACGGAGTCGAATGCGAACATTCTGCCTCTGTCGTAGTCAGCGGGTACGGTCTCCCATTCAAGGGTGACGTCGCCGTTTACATAACCGGTGGAACGGTTATATGCGGCCTGTCCCTGAAGGCTCATCTTTGCAACGACCAGCTCTCCGGGGTTTGCGCCCTCACGGGCCATCTCGGTGTCGCCGTCAAGAACGGCGGTCTTGGAAGATACCTTGTAGATCTCGTCCAGAAGGGGAACGTAATTCTTCCCCAGTGTAATGGAATTTGGCATTGTGATTTCTCCTTATTCTTTCTTGCCCAGTCTTGCGCCACGTCTAAAGGCTTCAAGTGCCGGGTCTCTGTCAGTTCCCTTTGCGCCGGTCCCAGCTCCGCCGGAATAAGGCGCAGGGGCCTTTTCGTCATCGAAAAGATAATTATTGTCTTTCTTCAGTGCTGTGATTGCATCCTTAAGGTCGGTATCAAGGTTTTTGGACGCCTTCAGCTTGTCCACGTCCAGCAGTGCCTTAATGGCCTTGACGTTCCTGCCCTTGGCTCCGGTAATGGCCTTGTCAAGGTTGTTCTCAAACTCCATGTCCTTTACCTTGCCCTGCCATTCCTTCTCCTTGTTGTCCAGATCCTGCGTCAGCTTCGTGATCTGCCCTTTCAGGTCATTCACGTCCACGCCTTCAAAGGCCTTCAGGCTCTTTTTGGCACTGTCAAGCTGTCCTTCAAGCTCTGTTATCCGGGAAGCCTTTCTGTTGACCTCTTCGACGGTCTTGTAATTCTCAAACAGGACTTTTTCAAAGTCGGTCTTCTTGTCTTCGGGGATCTCCACCGATACGCCTTTAAGAATGTCGTAAATTGATTTCATCGTTTTCCTCCAAAGTTTTTTATCGTGTCTTCCACGCCATGAGAAAAGGCAGGTTCACGCACCTGCCCAACGTTTATTGTATGAAAAAAGCGCATCTGCGCTAAATCCATCATTGATTATCTCGCCTGCTTCGGCCCGTATCCCAGTGTTTCAAGGCGTTCAGGCTGTGTCCTTAAACCGGCGGCGGAAGAGAACCGTTTGTATTCCTCCTCAAGGCTCTTTATCCGGATCTGCGCAGTCTCAAGAGCATCCTTATCCTTGGAAGCGTCGCTGGCAATGACCTTTCTTCGCTCTCTGCGGATCTCACGTTCAATCGCTCTTTGGTGCTGTGTCGCCTCGTACTTGGTATAGTGCTTGCCGTTGTACTCTATGCCCTTTTTGTTGCGCTCACGCATCGCCGCAAGTTGCATGGGCGTATACTGCGGCTGTGACACCCCCCAGATAATGGGGAATGCAATGTGCTTGCAGTTCAGCGTGGAAATGCGCCTTTTTAAGAGTCCGGGCAAGTCCGATGTGCCGTTTATCCTCTGATACTGTGCATCGGTGTACTGCTTGCCTTGGTAAGGCTCGTGGTCCGGTGCTGACGCTTCGTGCGCTGAGATCTCCCATCCGTCGGCCCCTATGTCATCGTGTGCGACCTGCTCGACCTGCTCGACCATAAGGCCCATGCCGCCCATGATGTTGCGCCTCACTGCCGCATCAAGGGACGTGTGCCTGCCGCTCTCGTAGTCGATGACAACGACGCCGTATTCGGCTATGTTCTTGACGGCTTCTCTTATAGCTCCGTAATGGTCCTGCGCTCCCGTTGCCACCTTCGTAAAGGCGTAATCGCAACAGGATATGTACACATCCCGGTAAGGCATCGCAACGCCGTAAGGGTTGATCATGCCTATTGTCTCGGTTATGTTCGTGAATTCTTCGTCCGCCATTTGGACGGCGGCAGAAATGATGTTCTGAAGCTGTTCGTTGTCGTCCAGTGCCTTTGCGGCGACGCCTGCCGCCTGTGCTGTCTGTTGATAGGTCAGCGTTGCGGCCCTGCGGAAGACGTCGTCTATATTGCCCTTCTGAGCCTTGATTATCTCCTTAAGGTATCTTTTTACGTCCGTTTTGGTTATGCCCAGCAGACGGGCGATATAGGCCTGATAGCGGCCTGTTCTGGTCACGTTACCGGCTTCGACGATCCGCTTTACTATGTCGGTTATCAGATACCTTTGGATAGGGTCTGTAATCAGCTCGAACCTGTCCCGCAGTGCGTCTATCTGATCCGGCGTGAGCATGTCGCTACACTCCTTCGGTCAGCATGGCAAGCTGTGGCATGTACTCCGCTCTGATCTGCTCAAGGTCTGCCGGTGTGCTGTGCGGCAGGTCAAAGTACCATGCTACCGCCAGCTCCGGCTTCAGCAGTCCTGCGGCGACCATCTGGATGTACTCGGCCCATGTTTTGTCTGCGTCGTAAAGGACGCCGTTGCCCCATGAGATTATAAGGTCGTCGTCAGTGAATGACGGTGTGCCCTTCTTGTATACCTTCAGAAGCTCCGCCGTTACCTCTGCGGCCTTCCTCAAGGCCTTCTCCCATTCTTGCTGGAAGTCGATGATGGTCAAATTGTAATCGCCTGCGGATGACGTGATCTCCGTTGCCGTCCGCTCTGCCGCCTCGACCTCGGATAGAATGCCACGCTTAAAGCCTATAAGGCTTTCGATGTTGCGCATGTACTCCCTTTTCCTTGCAAGGAAGCTTTCAGTCCTCAGTGCCGGTGCGTAAGGGACTATGCCCACGTTCTCCGGATCGTCGTCAATGGCGGTGAAGATATGGTCCGATAACTGCTTGACGCCGTTTTTGTCCGGCTTCATCAGGTCATTCGATACCATGATCCTGCTTTCGCCGTTGTCGAATTCCACGTTAAGCTGGAACTCGTTGTGGTTTATCCTGTGAATCAGGTCTGTCGCCGGTGCGAATACTGATACCGCATCGTCGGAGCCGTCCACGCAGTTCTCAGCAGGGCAGGCCAGCGGGATTAGTCCGATATTGTCAATCGGAAGCTCTATTTCCGGTTCTATGCCCTCGTACTTCTCAAGTGCATTCAGCGGGACACGCTTACCCTTTGAGTCTTTGTCGTCGGATCTGTACAGCTTGGATGAGATTATGAGCCGCCCGTCTTCTATGTGCCTGCGCTCCATCAACGTATAATGGTCCCCGCCGTACTCGGTCTTCTCTTCGGTGATCATATCTATGACGTTGTTCTCACGGTCTCTGCCCGCTATGACCACGTTGTCTCTGGTCACGACCGTAAAGGTCAGCTCGTTCCCGTAAACGATAGGCTTAAGCCATGCAGTCCCGCCTATAAGGGACTGTTGCATCAGCTTCTTTCTGACGACCTCGACGGCCTCCAAAAAGCTGTTTAAGTATTCGTTCTCGGACGTTGCCTCATACTCTGCAAAGATGGTCTTACTGAGCTTCGATACCACCGTAAAGGCCATGCGCTGTGAATTGTCTTCGTCGCACGGTATGTTCCAATCGTAGTAAAGGCCGTACCATTCATCTATGGCGTCAAGCATTCTTTGAGTCGTGATGTCTTTGACACCAAACGCCTCACATAATGCCCTTCTATCCATTCTGTCCATTGTTTACCTCGTTGTTTATGTAAATCTTGCGTCCGTGCCTCAATACTTCTTCCATGCCTTCGATACGTGCCTTTAACAGCTCGTTAGCGGCCTTTTCCGCCTTGAATGCGGCTTCAAGGTCTCTCAGGTCCGCCATGTACATTTCCAGCGTTACACGTGGCAGGAAACGCTTATAAAGCCAGTCTTTTATCTTTCTCATTGTCCCCGCCTCTTCCAGATCTTCTCCGTGGCGTACCTCACTGCATCGATGGCGTGATTGTTTGCATCCGGATACCCGCTCACGAACTCGCCGTCTCGGTTCCTCTCGTACTCGTATGACGTGAATTCCTCCCATGCGGCAGGACACGCCTTTGGATCTATGTAAATGTGGTTCAGGGACGCAAGCCACTTCATACTGTACTCAACGCTTCCCGGCCCTTTTTCAGCCGCTGAAGCTCTGAAGCCGTATGACCTGTAATCGCCTATGCTCTTAGGCTCTGCGCTGTCGCAAGTAATGGGGTCTGTGTCCGTGATACCGTGGTCCCTTAAGGCCTCTGCGCTCTCCATGTTCCCGGCCTTGTACAGCCGGATCTCGTCGAATATGTAAAGGTCCCTTCGTGCGGCGTCATAATTCACTCGGACAAAATTAAAGGGGTCTGGATAATAGCCCCAGTCAAGGCCGTTTAATACCCTGTCGAACGTGTCCTTAAGCGCAACCGGCCTGCCGTTTATAACAAGCTCTGCCCCGTCCGGCGTGATGTTCTTTGACATGTCAAGGCCTTTTACGTTGCCGAATACTGCGCCGCCTGTGCCGTTGGCAACTCCCAAATACTCATGCTCGTATGCTCTGTAATTGGTGTCTCTCAAATACTCGGCATCAGCAAGGAAACGCTGTCCCAGCCACTCTTCCGGAACGCTTCTGTAATCGGTGTGAAGTATGAGCTGTCCGGGCTTATCCTGTAAGCAATACTTGTTTGCCCAGTTCATAGCGGTCTGTGGCGGATTGAAGCTCTTAATTTCAATAGCTATCTTGCCGCCTCTTAAGGTGGACTGCTCTATGTTTCGGATCTCTTCTTCCCCGGCGAACTGGTCCAGCTCCTCGAAATGCAATAAACCGATGTACCCAAACGGGACCTTTATAGACTTGATCTTTCCCGGATCGTCAGCACCAAAAAACAGGATCTTTTGTCCTGTTGGCATGAACGTTATTTCCATCGGGTTGGTGGTGCACTTGAAATAAGGATTAAGGCCCAGTATGTCTATTGCCCATTTGTACTGTGCATAGACTGTGGTTCTTAAGGTGTTCTGGACCTTACGCAGAACAACGGCGTGGATCTCCGGATGTTTGAGCAGTTGGTATACGACCTCGACGCTTGCGTATGATGACTTGCCGCTTCCTCTGCCGCCCTTTAGTACAAGCTGGTTGACTGTGCCGTCCATGAGTGCCGCATGAGCAGGCCTGAAGCTCTCCGCCAGAACGTCCGATAATTTAACTGCGCCATTATCTGAAGTCATCAATTATCGTTATCCTCTCGGCGTCGTCTGCTATGGCAAGGGGTTTGTCTCTCCAGTCTTTGGGCTTGCGGTTCTTAAGCCAGAAGAACTGTGCTACATTCTGCGGCGGGATGAAGACGTCCTCTTCCACGTACTCGATGTGCTCTTCCTCTATCATCTTCGTACCGTCCCGCATGGTCTTTTTGAGCTTTATGGGCTTCTTTACGGTGTAATGCGCACCAACAGCGGAATTGAATAAGGCGTTCTCAACTTCCCTGTCGACGATCTCACGTGTCTTTTTTAGGGCGGTGTTTATGGCAGGGAACACCTTTTTCCACTCTTTAAGAGTGTGCCGGTTTATCCCTATATTGTGTGCTATCTGCTCATCTGTCAGGCCGTCCCTTGCCCAGCCTTGCAACAGCAAAAGGCCGTCAGGCTCCAGCCATTCATGGTACTTGCCTTTTGCCATTTTGTTTACTCCATTAAAGAAGGACCGCTATTTGCGATCCTTCTTGCTGTCTTTCTTGACCTTTTTCGGTGTGACTGCTCCGGGGAACTTTGCTCCCTTCTTGATCATGTTGGCGATCTTTACGTCAATTTCTGCCATGTTGCCCTCCTTAGAATGTCTTTGTTGATAGCGCAATTGCCTTGCGGTTCAGAATCATGCGGTATCCACGTGCACCATTATACACCGCATCATACCCTTTAGCCATAGCATAAATCATAGGCCTTGACGCTCTGTCTGCCTGATTTATTGCACGTGCCAGCTTAGATCCGCTTGCCGCCTCTCTTGCCCATGCACTCTGTAAGGCGGAATAATCAATGGTCTTGGCATTAGATAGGAACTTGGCGTGCATGACCGTGTGACCGTTGCCCTGTCCGTATGACCCTTTCACGGTATCGAAATAGATAGCCTTGCCATAAGCACTGCCGCCTGAGTCCGAATACCTCGTAAAATCTCCGGTTGCAATCTGGTTATAGATGTCCTTTGACGTATACCCTATGTCGGTAGTTGGATCATAGCTGTTATGGACACTGCGCCATAGGTCCTGCCCCGGCATCTGATTAAGCTGTTGTTCGCTCACCAATGTTGGCTTATCGTTCAGGCCTGTGAAATAGGCAAGCCTCTGCAAACTGCTGTCATCAAGGAAGAACGGTAACGCCTGCCCCATAGCATTCGTTATAACGTCCGCCTTCTGATCATCGGTCATGCTTTGAAACTGCGAAAAAGGAACGCCCCCTTGCGGAAGAACGTTCCCGTTTGCAATCTGTTGTAAAGTTGGCGGTGTGACCTGCTGAACCACCTGCGGGTTCCTTGCGGAAGACGCCGCAACGGTCGTGCGCTTTCCGCCTCTGGTTGGTTTAGCCATTACTTCTTTTTCTCCGTCTTCTTTGTGCTCTTCTTAACGGTTTTCTTCTGCTTTGGCGGCCTCCACTCGGATACTATTGGACTGGTCCAACGGTCCTTGAAGTCGTCAATGGTATACTTGCTTGCCATACTTACTCCCTCCTAATATGTTTCCAAATCGATAACGATCTGCTTCTTGGCACCGCCCATCCTCGGTGTAGCAACTTTGCCAGTGTAACTTACATCCTTGATCCGGAAGTTGGTACCTTTATTCAGTATGATCTCTGCCTGAGCTTTGTTCCCGAAAAGCATCTTGGTGTCCTTGCCTGCGTTGATCCTGAAGATAACCTCACGGCCTCCCGCAACACCCGATGATGAATTAAGGAACGGTGACTTGGAAGAATCATAGCTCGTTGACATATACGCCTTTGATGTAAAACTACCACCAATCAGCTTTTGTTTCAACTGTGACTCTGTCAGGCTCTGATAATTAGATATTCCGAACTCTGTCTTCAGAATACTGTCATGCGCCGCTCTGGTCAACTGAATGTCTTTGCCAATTGCGTGTGCGCCCTGTGTCATCACGTTGTTAGTGTACTGCATTGACGCAAGTGCTCTGCCTGAAAGATTAATTCCGAACTGCTTTTGAATGCTTGCAGGTGTAGCCGTATTCAGATCCACGCCCTGTTCCAGCAGATGGTTCATGCTCTGACTGAGCGAATGGCCTTGACCATCTATATTTGCCGCAGGAGTACCGGGCTGTCCGGAAATATACATCTTGACGGCGGCTGTCACCGTCCCGTTGTACATGCTGTCCTGCTGTTGTCTTAACTGTGCCGCTTCCGGGTCTGAAAGAGTCCCGTATGTTACCGGCCCTTGCGGAGCTGTCGGAGTCGGCGACGGGGTCTGTGCACGGCGTCCGCCTATCGTTGGTTTAGGCATCGTTCCACCTCTTATCTGTGAATGATCTTATGTATTCTATATTCCCGTCTATTCCTTCGACCTTGCCGCCATACACGAATATCTTGGACGGCTTTAGCCCGTCCTGCATGGTCTTAAACTCCCTTAAGAATTCTTCGTGATACTTTGAATTCCACATGGACGAAATAAGGACTATCCCACCTTTAGGCTCTCCGTCCAGATACCACTTTAAGGACCTCTCGTCTGTTGACGCCCTTATTGTCGGGATCACCGTTACGCCTGAGTCCTGCATGTACCGCCCTACCCAGTGCTTACGGTAATGGTTATAGATCTGCGTCGCCATCGGCATGTCGCCATACGGTGAGAAGTCCGGTGTAGCAACGCAGGCATACTTCCTGAGCTTTTCGATGTATGCTTCCGGGTTATTCCAGATCCGCTCGAATTGATAGTCATCGACGAAAAAGTGTACGCCCTTACCTTCCGGTGCTTTGTCGCTCAGAACGTAATTAAAGCCTATCCATTCAGTGATCGGCGGAAGCTCTGTCACCGGCTTCAGCTCCGGGATGTCGTACGGCCCCACGCCTTCATAGCTTGCAAGTCCTAAGTTCAGGATGTTGCTTACCCTGTCCTGCGTCTTCTCGGCATAGTCGGGGATGTCTGAAAGGTCTTCGAACTCAAATCCGAATTCCTCCATATCCAGCGTCAGTCCCTCCAGCTCTTCGTTGAGCTTGTCCCAGTCCCACTCGGCCTGTTCCGCTGCCTTGTTATCTGCAAGCCTGAACGCCTTTATCTGCTCTTCTGAAAGGTCATCAGCAATCACGCAAGGTATTTCCTTAAGCCCCAGCTTTTCAGCCGCTTTGAGCCTTGTATGACCGCAGACAATGACGTTATCTTTGTCTATGACCAACGGGACCTTCCAGCCGAACTCTCTGATCGACGCCGCCACTGCATCGACGGCCTTGTCGTTCTTCCTCGGATTGTTTTCGTAAGGTATTAAGCTGTCTATCGGTCTTGTTACTATCTGCATAAAAGCAAACGGGACGCCCGTGAAGACGTCCCGCCGAAAGGAGTAGTGATGGGAAATGACTTTTTCCTTTGCTTTGGATGATATCATTTTAGCACACTTTTTTTTAAAAAATGGCCCCCTTATTCAGCAGAATATCTTCCGGATAATATCGCCACTCGGTATATGTACCTTTGACGCCACCGCTTCCATGTCTTGCGTCCTGCATAGTCTGGATATGGCCTTCTGTCTATGATGTTTTCAAAGATCCCCTTGCGGTACTCTGTCGGTATGGTCTCCATCGCATCCTCAATAGGCCGGATCATGTTGTGTAGTCTTTCCAGCTTCGCCGCCTTGGCGAATGTCGGATCTCCGGGCATCGGTGACTTGGGCTGTCCGTCTTGGGCGGGACTGCCGCCTATCACTGCGTCACACTGCTCCTTTAGTCCCGGATACATGCGGATGTACCATAACGTTGACATGTACACTTCTTTTGGCAGTCTGTAATCCTTCATTTCCTCTTCTTCATCAGGCTTTGATAATACCTTCGCTGGTCACTGTCAGACTTTCTTACATGCTCATGTTCTCTCGCCCTTTGGACTTCTTCATGGTATGCGCTGAACTTCTGCCTGTACTCAAGGTACTTGTCGCACACACTATGGCACCCTGCATACCTGTCAGCGCATTCATAGCACGGACTCATTGCACGCACGTTATCCCTTCTTTCTCAGTTCCCTTATGTGCTCTGCATCCTCTATGGTTTTCTTGAACAGGCGGTCGTTCTCTGCTTTCAGCATTTCATTCTCTGCGATGAACTTGGCAAGCAGTCGTCTTACCTCTTGGATCTGCCGTCGCATCTTCTGGATCGTGTAGTCTGTCTCCGTCATGCCTCAACCTCCTTGTACGGTTCTGGTAACGGCATCCAAGCCATCATTCTTCCCGCCTTTCTGCGTAACTGCAATAGTCGTTACTATCCCTCAAATCGTCCGTCGATTTGATCTTATAGCACCGATTATTGATGTAATACTTACAGTCCTTGCACCGTATGATTTCCGGTTGTGCGGACGGTGTTCTCATAATCGCCAATGCACATTTAAGTGGCATATCTTCATACCTTGGTAATAGCGTTGGGAGATGGTTCACAAATACATCGTTTACTGCATCAATTGCCGCCTGTCTGTCTATGCAATCAGTCATGCTTCTTCTCCTTTCATCTTCGCAAAGTCTTTTTCTATCTGCGCTCCATAAACAAAGTCTTTACAACTTGAACACTCGTCTAACGGCTCATCTGTCATACTGTCTACCCAACCGCGACAGTAAATCTGTGGTTTTCCATCTTCGTAAAACTCTGTTGTAGGTTTACCTCTATCGCCCAACGGACACTTCCTAACATGTACCATTATTCTTCTCCTTCCTCTGCTTCGATGAACGGACACTCTTCACAAGGGCTTACCGCCTTCTCGGACACTTCGACCAGCGGGCAAAAGTCTGGCCTGTGACCATTGTTAAGGCTCTTGTCATCCCAGTGGCCTATATAATCGCCTGTAAATCCGCAGTATAGCTCCCATTCATGTATTGTCCCGTGTTCGTGATGTGGACACGTTAGACAACTCACTGGCATTTCCATACCCCTAATGAATACTGACATCCCTTCTAACCCTTTCCTCTATTACATCTTCTCGCCATCTTAACCAGCCGGGCTTGTCAATCTTTTCATCGCCGTATAAGTTCATGTTCGCCTGCAAGACGCAGTCATCTTTAAGTATGCTTAGGTGCTCGTAAGAGATCTCTTTAAGGTGTTTGCGCCCTATACCCTGTATCAGCCCCGGCATGTAGGTCTCCCGCCCTTGGCAGTACCGGATAGCGCAGATCAGGAGCAGTCCCAGATCATCACGGTTTATCTTCACTTCGTCTTTCCTCATTCCACCCTCACTTTCGCAAACAGCTTGATTGACTCCTGCTTCTGCTTCTCTGCGTAATCAATGCCCTGCTTTTTACACTCTGCAAGCGTCCTGTCGAGCTTCTTATGATCCTTCGGGCGTCGCCTGTAATTCTCGGACCATGCTTTATGCTCTTTGGTCCTCAGAATGTTCGCTTTACTTTCAAAGCTTGCCCGCCTCTCCGGGATCTTTTTCTGACCGTGCTTGAGCCTGTACGCTTCGTCAGTAAGCCGCCTGCCGGTATAAGCACATGCCTCGCAACAATAGCGTTGTGACTTTCTTATTGCGTCAAATTCTTTGCCGCAGATCTTACAAGTTAGTATCAAGTCCTATCACTCCCTTACTATCCCGACGCCTATTGACTCAAGGTCCCTTTCAACGTCGTCCAGACTTAAGACGCCTGTGGTTATCAAATCACTGATCCTGTCCACTTCGGCCTGAAGCTTTATGAGCCGTCCGGTGGAAAACCCAAACGCATTGTGCAGGGCCAGATAGATCAGCTCCGTTGCGATGATCGTTGCGTCCTGTGTAGCCGCCGTCTTTGCTTCCTGTGCGGCAACATTTATGCGGTCAGTTACGTACCGCTCCTGCGCCGGTGTCAGCGGACTGTTCCTCTGCTTCGCCGTCTTCCAACGTCCCATCCAAAGCCTCCAAATCCTCTCGTGCGCCTCTAAGTATCTGCTGTTCAAAGATGTTCAGTGCGCTTGCCGTTGTGTCTCTTAAGGCCGTATACGCCTTTTCAAGGCCTTTATGCGCATTTGCCAGATCCAGCGTCCTTTCGGCAAGCTTAAGGTCTTCTGCCTGAAGCCTGCCCTGTCTCTCCTGCGCTGTCTGAAGCCTTTTATGCAAAGCCTCTATCTCACGCCTCTGAAGGACTGCCAGAACGAACAGTGCTATTATCGCTATGCTATTTACCCAGACCATCGAATGCCTCCAGCTCACAAAGGAACGCTATGTTACATGCAACATGCCATAAGTGCGGCAAGCCGCTTTCGTCATCCATCCCGTGCGGGTCGTCCAGATACCGAAGCCAATGCCTGAAGGCGGCGTCCCTGTATCTTCCGATCTCCACCCGCTTCCAACTTTCAGGATCTTTGTACTTTTCGGAACCGAATTCCCTGACTCGTGCAATGTCCTTGATGATCTGCCGGGGAACAAGCGTCAGCTTCTCCTTCCCGGCGTCGGCCTTAATGCTCTGATCCTGCTTGCTGTCGTAATACTCAACGATCATATCTCCACCACCTCAATGCCATACACCTGCTTCATCAGCTTGCGCTTGATGATGTATTCCGGTGTCCTTACTCCCTTCGTGTCTTCGACCACCGTCTGCCCGTCCTTCGTGTAGCGAAAGTCAGCCACGTAATCGCACGGCCTTTCAGTCCTCAGTCCGCCCTTCTGCGTCGGGATCAGGCGGTACCGGACCTGAAGCTCCAGATCCGATATGTACCCGCCCTGCTCCATGCGCTTGAGCTGTTGATACCTTGCGGCCTCCTTCATGCTGTCAAAGGTTATGCCGTCCACCGTGGTCTTGTACGCATGGTACTTACTCACCAATAAGCCTCCCCTCAAATTCGCTGAGCTGTGCTAAAAGCTTCGCCGGTAATGTCATCCTGTACCGCTCACTGTCTGCAAGGCTCTGATAGGCCCTACGGACGTTTGAAGCAACCACGCTGTCCAGTGTGTCCACGTCCATCTGCGACCAGTCAAAGAGCTGTCTTGGGCTTCCTACGATGCGCTGTTCTGCCGGGGTCAGGGCTCTAAATTCTGACTCGGAGTAATACGCACTGTTTGAAATGGCCTTCCTGATGTGCGTCCATGCGTCGTTGGCTGACGGTGCGCCTTGAAGCTGGACTCGGATCATTTCAGACTTGACCTGACCTATGGACGGCGCAAAGCCTGTGGTATCTGACGCCACGTAAGCCTTGACTGCCATCATGACATCGTGCTTGTTGTCATCGGCGAACATATCAGCCCAGACCGCAACGGTCTTCTTGGTGTCAACGTCCTTCCATGCCTGCGGATAGCAGGTCTTGATGTAATCTATGACCTTTCCCATTTCCTCGACTGTCAAAAGGGCCACTCTCCTTTCTCAAGATCTCGTGCCAGCTCCTCTGCCGCTTCCGTAAAGGACTGCTGTTTCGGGGCCGCCCTTGGTGTAGGCTTCCCGGTACCTCTGTCCTGCTCCTTGGATAGCCACGTGTTGATGAACTTCAGAACGCCTCGCCGGGTCTTGCGCTGTTGGGGATGTGACATGGACCAGCCGACCATGTTCCGAAGTTCCTGCATAACGTCTACGGCAGGATATAGGCTTTCCCACGTCTGGACTTCTGACTCTGATACCGGATACTCGGTCCCATCATTGAGCGGGATGCAGATCACCGGCGTGGAGCCTTCCAAAGGCTCTGCGCTAACAGCGTTAGCTGTTATAGACTCGTCATTGTCTTTGTCATAGTCTTTGTCTTTGTCCTTGTCTTTGTCCTTGTCTTTGTCTTTGTCTTCCCCGTTTTGCTTCGTTTTGCTTGCGTTTGCTTTGGTTTGCTTCGCTTTGCTTTCGTTTGCTTCGGTTTGCTTGGTTTTGCTTCCGCCCTTTGCTCCGTTCTCGCTCCTCTGCTTTGATACCTCGTAGCAACGGTCAATTCCGTCGGTCATAAAGTCAAAGGACAGTTCACTTGCAAGGCTCAATCCGTAGTCTTCCGTCAGCTCAAAGTCTTCTCCCTTGGCGGAAGCTTCTGCATAGTCCAGTATCGCAAGCAGGAGCTTCCCACGCTCTTCGTCTGACAACTTGGCAAGCTTGGCCTTGGTGTCAAAATATATGGGGGCATACTTTAATTCGCTTGCCATGCTTCACCTCTAAAACGGGATACTATCGTCCGGGATCAGATCCGGGATGACTTCGGGCTTCTTCTCTTCCTTCGGGGCTTCGCTCACTCCGGGAACGAACTCGACACGCTCTGCGATCACGTCCGTTGTGTAGACTTTCTGACCGTTCTTTTCGAATGATCCAGTCTGGATGCGACCGGTAAGTGCGATGGGCTTACCCTTGGTGAAGAACTTCTCGATGAATTCAGCGGTCTTCCCGAAGCTGACGCAACCGATGAAGTCTGCCTGCTTGTTGCCGTTCTTATCGGGCATTCTGTCCACTGCAACGGTGAAGCGGGCTATTGCCTTCTGGTCCGTGGTGTAACTGATGACGGGGTCTTTCGTAAGCCTTCCCATGAGATTGACGTTGTTCATAATTCCTCCTGTATGTACGACCGTCCGAAGATCTTCCTGAAGTCTTCTACGGTCCATCCGTAGTGTTCCATCGCTATGAGCTGGGCTTCAGCTCTCAGCTCGTTCATTGCCGCCGCATTGTGATGGACTCCATATGGCGGCTCGTTGTGGCAGTTGTGGCAAAGGTAGACCGTGAGTCCGTAGGTCTCTGACCAATGCCGGTTCGGCCCTCCGAATACGTGGTGCTTCTCAAGGTTTCGTGTAGATTTGCAGAGATAGCATTCTCGTTCAGTCTGAAGTATGCTTTTCATCCCATTCCTCCAAAAGGGCCTGCTTTTCCTTGTCTGTTAAGGTGTCTATGCCGTACTCCTTGCAGTCTGCTATCACCAGCTCTATGAGCCTTGACATCTGCGCCGTGTCGTAGTCGCTCGATCCGATATAGCTTCGCATGTTGTGATAGCCTTGGATGTTGCGGCACTCTCCCATATCCACCGTGAGCCTGCCATCATGGCCTGCGCACCAGATCCGATCCCACTCCTTTATGGCGTCTTCCCTCACCGGAACGATCACGTAATTACCGCCGACGTCCAATATGTACTGCCGGTACATGGTCATCGGCGGCTCTCCGACGACCTCTGACAATTGATTGAGCAGGGACCAGAAGTACCCGTTGGCGTCAAGGCTTCTGTGGTTTCTATGCTTCTTCAGGATCAGGTCATAGACCGTATCTTCTTTGAAGCTGTCCACCATGCCCTGCATTTCGTAGCCCTTCATGCAGAAGCACGCCCAGAAGCCCTCTCCGTCCCGGTACCAGCGCATTTTATTGGTCTGCGCCTTATTCATCGACGCCCTCCATCACCGCCTGATGACGGGCATTTTCGGCGTTCTGCGCCATTTTCAGAACTCCGATGCAATCAAGGCAGTACACTTCGCCGAACTTCTGCTTGCTTGCGGAAGCGTGGAAGTCAGGAGTGATGGTCTTGCCGTCTTTTATGTAGCTTTCTATGTACTTGCCGCACCTTGCGCACTTGACCGGAGCTTCCTTCTTCGGTTCTGCCTTCGGCTCTTCCTTGACCTCGTTCTGCGGGTTCCGGAATTCATCAGCTTCGGTTTCGGAATAGATGCCTGCGTAAGCGATCTTGGAAGCCTTTAGGACCACTCTGTCAAACAGCCTCTTAAAGGCCATTGCGTAAGGATAGTCGTTCTTGCAATTGCGGTCACTGACCTCGCCGACCTCGTAAAGGCCCTGCTCCGGACAACAGTAGGTCATCACCAGCGACCCTTTCCAGCCGTCCTGATTCTCCATGACGCACTCAGGCTTGAACTTGCTGTCCGGATCTAATGCGTCGTTGATCTTCAGGCACCCGTTGTGACTGATGATCAGGCCGGAATAGGCCATCTTGCCGCTCTTGGTCTCATTCATTAAGATCCAGAAGTCCGACGCCTTAAGACCGTACTTGCCGCTGTCAAGGATCTCCACGGCCTTTGCTCTTGACTCTTCGTACTTGGGCGTCTGCCAGACGGCAACCTCCTTGCCCTGCTTTACGCTCCACTCGGTCCTTTTTTCTCCAAAGCTGTATCCCATCTTGTCCTCCTTATCCCAGTGAATACCTTGCGATGTGTACGTCCTCGCCGTACCTGTTCTTAAGCTTTACGTACTCCGTCCTGATAGACGTTCCGGCCCTCTTCAGGTCCGTGATCCGGGACGCAAGCCGCATGATGCCGTACTCCTGCATGGCCTCCAGTGCGGTGATGCTCCCGAACTCCTGCATGTGGGCAAGTACCCTGTCACACTGTGTCATTTCACTATCACGCTTACCCTTTCCACCAGCTCGGCCCCGTCTATGGGACCGTTCTCCTTGATATAATCCTTGATACCGTCCTTCTTAATGGACGTCTCGACCTTCATGTACTTGTAAGGCTCCGGAAGCGTCAGGCAGTAGTCTATGACGGCCTGTTCGTCCTTGATTTCCACCGCCTCGGACTTTCTGTAACTAACGGAGCACCGGGCAGTCTTGAGCTTTTCCCCGTTCAGTGCATACAGCAGATACTTCTTGATGCTCTCGGTCCTCTTCTCTGCCTGTGCCTGACGTTCCGCAAGCTTCATCTTCTCGGCCTTTATTGCCGCCGCCTCGGCGTTTGCCGCTTTGTACAGGCAGGCGATGTTCTCGCACTTGGTCTGCCGGTCCATCTGAAGCTGTTCCAGCTCCGTGTAGGCTTCTTCATTGATCTCGCCGGTCTCCGGATCTATCGCCTCGTCGATGATCTGCGCTATCCTGCTGTCGATGTCGTAAATTCTCATTCCCAATCCTCCTAAAGACTCATTGCCCAGAAGCCGATCAAGGCTCCGATGCCGTATACCGTTATGAACATCATGACGACCGTTAAAGCGTTCATCAGATTCAAGGCCAGCACTTCCGGCTTCCACCTGTATTTCTTCTTCCCGATCCTGAACTTCATTTCCCGTCCTCCAAATACTGCTTTAAGGCTTCCCTGCTTATAAGTAACTTGCCGTTCTTCGGCCTCTTGACGGCCCTGCCGCTTTCCTTCATGATCCTTGTTGCCGTCGGTCTCCCGACGGACAACAGGACCATTACTTCTTTGATGCCCAGAAGCTCCATGTGTATCACCTAAGCTGGAACCAATCGCCGGTGCCTTCTTCCCTAACGAACCATTCCGGAGCCTGCGTCTTCTCTGCTATGGCAGATGCCAGCTCATCGCTATACCAGATCAGGGCTTCGTCGTATGAGCCTGTATAGTTCTTCTGAGCACCGACCATGATGCAATACTCAAAGTCGGTCAGTTCCGCCCACTTCTTTGCGGCACCCAGAAGCCTGAACCGCTTCAGCTCGACGCCGTTGTCAAGGACCAGATAATAGGGATAGTCAATCGTCCCGGTTCCATGTACACGGTTAAGTGTTTCGTGCTTTGTCTGGATCGTCAGGTGTGTATCGTCACTGCCATAGGTGACTTCCACTCCGTTTGGTGTTTCCAGACGTGCTATCCTGTGCCAGCTCATTCCCCATTCCTCCTTAAACTCTGAAGCCCTGAAGCTGAAGCCATGTTTCAAGGCCCTTCCGCTTGCCTGTCAGCCCTGCGAACTCTTCCCCGTTCCTTGAACAGAAGACCACGCTTCCGTAAATCACATCTGCGACTGCGCCTCTTAAGACCACGGGGAAGCTCTTCTCGCACTTGAACTTGCCTTCTTCGTTGCAGATCATAAGGACTTCCTGTCCTTCGTAGATTCCGACGGGGACAACTTCGATGTACCCGCCGACAAAGCTTTGAAGGTTTTCAAGGGACAAGCTCATGTTCGTGTGATACAATCCGCTGTCCGGACGCCTGCAAAAGACTGATTCCCTTGTCATCGCCCTTGCCTCCTAACGCTCAACCAGCGTTCTGTTCGGACCGATGACCCACTGTCTATTGTTCCTGTTGTCCACGATCCTTACGATGCTGTCCACCGTCTTGATCAGCAGAGCCACCAAAGACCAATCATTCAGATCTATGCTGTTTCTACCCTCGTGATCGTCAGTGAATACCGACTCGTCGTACCAAACTGTGTATGCCATTTCCCTTTCCTCCCTTACATCACCGGAACAACGTTCCAATCCTCGTCCAGATCTGCCACCTTGTAACCGCTCACGCTTCCAGCTATCTCTTCGTCAATGCTGTGTGCGTAAATCTCTTTGGTGGTCATGTTCGCCCAACAGACCCGCTTCCCAATAACGGCCTTCTCGCCGTTGAAAAGCTTCTCTTTGACTGCTTCAAGCTTCTTTGTCATTTTCCTTTCCTCCCTCACATTCAGGACTATTGCCGCCCTCTGGACGTCTTCATAAGTTGCCGGTTTATCGGCAAAGATCTTGTTCATTGCAACTTCACGTGCCATTGCCCAGTCATGTGCGTCTTCCAGATCCATGTGGAACTTGAATTCGATGCGCTTTTCGCCGAAAAAGTCCGTTCTTTCGTCGAATGCTTCAACCTTGTACCAATGCTTCATTCCCCTTACTTCCTTTCGTTGTGCTCACGTTATGTGAGTGAACTATTTAAAAAAAATACTTGTAACACTCCGTTTGTAATAGCTTGCCAAACGGACCTTTATTTCATCTCTTGGTATCCGCAGTCCTGCTTCATAGTTACCTAACGCCGCCTGTGTAATTCCAACGGCTCTGGCGACTTCTGCCTGACTTCGGCTTCCTCTTAATTCCTTCAATCTGGCACCTATCGTTTTGCCATCCATTTGTGTATCACCTCCTGACAATGAACAGTATATACTCACGTTTCGTTGTTGTCAACACGTTTCGTTAAATTTCTTTTGCCTTTTTTATCACGTTGTGTTATCATCATATTACAATAAGAAAGGAAGTGACACAATGGAATTCAAAGACAATCTAAAAGAATTAAGAACTGCGATGCACCTATCGCAAGCGGAGTTAGCAGAAAAGCTGAACATGTCCGCAGGCGCAATCGGCATGTATGAAGCGGGCAAGCGTGTTCCAAAACTTGAAGCGATGGAAACCATTGCGGACTTCTTTAATGTCGATGTTGCATACCTGATGGGCCTTGAGACAAAGAGCACCTACATGGTAGATCCTCGCACCATCGCCCTGCAAAAGGCCTTCGATGACCGCCCGGAGATGCGTGTGCTTTTCTCCGTTGCGGAAAGTGCCACTAAGGAAGATATTGAACGTGCTATCAAAATTATTGAAGCACTGAAAGGCGAAGATGACATGTAAGTCCGTTTTTTCGGATAGGTCATAGAGTATATTGAGGAAGGAGGTGATCTATGTTGGACGAGATCATAACACGGTCTATTCCCCTGCCACTGACCGTAAAGGCCATGACGGCAAGGGACTCGAATGGAGATCTGAACATTTACACGAATGCCCTGCTGTCCATCGAGACGCAGAAAAAGGCCGCAGAGCATGAACGGCGGCACTACCAGTTAGGGCACTTCGATGATGACAGGCCAGTTAAAGTAAAGGAGGAAGAAGTTGAACTGTATAATAAAAAATGAGCTGTGCCCGCCAAGACTCCAGCTCACAAAACACCCTTACGGTATTTCTATGCCTAAAATCATACTACACAAAAGCCGAGAAATCAAGGAGGGTGACAGAAAATGAAGGCGAAAAAGTTACCGTCCGGGAGCTGGCGAATACAGGTGTATGCCGGGACCGAGGACAGCAAAAGAAAGTACGTGTCGTTCACTGCCGACACCAAGGCAGAGGTGGAATGGAAGGCGGCAGAGTATAAAAGGACAAGACCAAAGAAGCATGACATGACGGTTGAAGAAGCCGTCAAAGAATACATCAAGATGTCGCAGGTCCTATCCCCTACCACCGTACACGGATATAAAAAAATGCTTGCTAATGGCTTCAGGCCGCTCATGAAGGTGACGGTCAAGGATCTAAACGAGCGAGTGATACAAGAGGCGATCAATCAGGAATGCCGCAGGCCGTCATGGAAGTCCGGGAAGCCCATCAGTGCGAAGACGGTGATCAATGAATGGACACTGCTTGCTTCAGCACTAAAGGCAGTGTGCGGCGTCAGCTACACGGTAAAACTTCCGCAGAAGCAACAGCATGTCAAAGACCTTCCAGATCCGCAGGCTGTTATGGACGCTATCGTTGGGAGCAGTATAGAACTGCCTTGCCTGTTGGCTATGTGGCTTTCTTTCAGCATGTCAGAGATCCGGGGACTTAAGGCCAGCTCGATAAAGAACGGTTATGTGGTCATTGATCAAGTCATGGTGGACGCAGAAGACGGCTCCATGTTAAAGCACAATGCCAAAACGGCGACGAGGCTCCGTATGCACTGTTTACCGCCGTATCTTCTGGATCTGATAGAACATACCGACGCTTACTGTAAATACACTCAGACGGGCACTGACGGCCTTCTGGTTCCTTTAACACATGACCAGATATATAAGCGATGGACTCGGATCTGTAAAAAGCATGGCTTCATCATGACCTTCCACGATCTGCGCCACATGTCGGCGTCGATCATGCTTGCGCTGGGTGTCCCGGACAAGTATGCGATGGAGAGAGGCGGATGGTCTACACCGCATGTGATGAAAAGCGTCTACCAGCACACCTTAAGCGCAGAACGCCAGCATGTTGACCGGGCGGTCAATACCTACTTTGAAACGCTATTATGCAACACGAACATGCAACACGACAGCACTAAAGGGTTGAAAAATCAAGCATAGTCCGGAGGTTCGATCCCCCTATGCTCCACCAAATAAAGAAGCCTGCAACTTCAACGGTTGCGGGCTTTTTCATTGGAATTTCAACGCTTTCAGGCTCTTTTCCCTTTCAGCTTTGCGCAGTTCTGCGCAGGTCTTTTCAGTTCTTTTTAGGCCTTTTTTGAGCAAATGCAACACGAAATGCAACACGAAAAGCTGTTTTGTCTTCTATAATATAGGGCTGAATTCTATTTCTAAATGCAACACATACAAAAATACGCCCTCCCAAAGGAGGGCATACAGGAGGGTTTATGAAGAAACGCCCGAAGGCTATTTCTTGCGTTTGTCGTAGATCCGGAAGTCCCTTGCATAGGATATCTGAGATCCAACATGGATGAAGGTGTCGTATCTTATGATCTCACCGGCGACACCATGAGCCGAACAGATGAGCTTCCAGTCCTTGACGAACTTGTCCCATAAGGCGTCGTCGCAGGCCACCTTAAGGTCCGTTGCCGTACCCTTCAGATGGTTGCTGGTCGAGATACCGCCTACACGCTTGTTGTACGATGCGGTCCGGTACCACGAGTTGACGACCAAGGGTTTGCCGTATCTCATGCGGAGCTGTTCAAGCATGTCTGCATGGATCAGGACCTTTTTATCGATGATGAATTTGACCGCTTCCGGAGCAGAATTGTTCGCAAGCTCCCCGATGGTGAAGTGCGCTGTGATCTTGGTGTTCGACGCTTCCGATATGATCCGCTCTGCCCCGGAAGGGAAGATGAACTTGCCTTTAATGCTCATTGTCTTTTGCCTTATACTGCGCCGTTGAAATGCCCAGCAAGGCCCCTAAAAGGGCGTCTACGGCAGTGATGGTGCCGACGACCTGTTCCCCATAAGGCAGGCCCCAAATTGAACTCAGGGCAAAATAAAACGTCCCCAGCGCAGGAAGGACGATCTGTGCCACCCATTTAAGGATGTCGTATGTTCTGTTAGAAAGTATCATGTTTCCTCTTTTCTAACAGAACATACGA